CTCCGCCTGCATGTTGGGCAGGTCAAGGCCATTTTGCTGGAACCACTTCAGCAACTGATCGCGCTTGGTAACCTCGATGCCGCCGGTAAGGGCCATTATTTCGGTGTTGATGTGTAATAACTCTTTGTCAACAACACTTATGATGTGTTTTAACTCCGTAGGGTCCACTGGGACACCACGTTGGTTGATCTCCTGCGTCAGTACCCAGACGCGTTGCTCTTGCTCTGACAGCGGACGCAGGCCCTTGACGATTGACATCTCCGTCTGTACGTCACGGCGGCAGTATTCAAAGAACTCCGCCATAAGTTCTGGGTCCTCATTAAACTTGCCGTCCCTCTTGGGTTTACTCAATAGCTGAATCAGCTTTTTGCCCCGCTTGTCTTTCTGAAACTCGGCACCCGTCACCTCACCCGCGGTGTCTAGCGCCTGTGGGAGGTTGTTAGCCGCGGCAATCGCCATGGAGTCAATTAGCTGGTTCCATTTAATCTGCGGCCACCCGTGTCTGGCCCCGACTCGGTTCCAGATGTGCCACTCAAACGCCGCGTTCCATGCGGAGATTAATCCGCTATTCGCCGCATAATCAAGGACCCACTGCGGGACGTCCTGCGGGGCCCAGACCTGGACCTCATCGGGTGTGTAGCCCGCGGCTATACAAACAATTTCTGTAGATAAATCGGAAGAGTAGACATCGAGCCCGCGATCTTTTAATTCGATGCGGCTGCGTGTTTCAAAGTCGATGGAAAGTATTGTAGACATGTATTGCTCCTAAGGCAAGCAGACGTATCTGCAGAGAAAAAGACGGGGAGGCGAACCTCCCCGCTAAAAGGACCCACCACTGGGTCACACCATGAAAGACCAACTAAACATAACGCTCAATCTCACGATCAAGATACCACCGAGCCTTCTTCAGATCCTCAAGTCGTTTACCCTTGTGATCTGATCGAGAAATGTACTTTACCACATTCCCGAGATGGTAGTTTAACTCTTTTGCTTCAATGAAGTCAATCGTTTCAATACCCCCCGTTTTATAGTGCTCCGGGTGATTGATATTATCGTTGCTCATTAATTTCTCCGATTCTTTATCAAGAGTCCACCTCCAACTGAGGCTCCAGTTATGGAGATTCAGCGGAGGGCATAACCATGGATCTGTTAAATTTCGCACACGCCGGCAACACACGCCAACATCTGCGCACCTTCAACGTTGTCCTTCGTCTCTTTAAACGCGCTCCAGTCAATCTTTGGAATCTTGGCCAGCAACGCCTTGTATTCCTCTTCTGTGCACGTCTCGTACGGTGCCTGACGGTACGTACCACCGTCGTACGGCAGGAAAGAAACGCCCGACATCTCGTCAAAGTATTTCCAGACGAATGCCCCTACCTCTGGCCACTCTTCTTCTGACACGGAAATGGTGACGGAAGGCTTGTGCTCACACCAGTGGCGTTGATACTCAAGCCACAATTCCAAGTGCTCAATGGCGTTGACCTCGTCGCGTGTCGTGGCACCCTCTGGAGCCCGTTGCGCAAAACTAAACACGGTCGTCGTGTTGGGCTTCATCACACAAGGCTCTGACGGCACACCCTGGTCGATCAAGAACTGTGTCAGCGGGTCCTTGCTATCACCACGCACCCTGCGAATATAGAACGGTGCGTGACGTGGGTGAATGCCGCTCGCGGTGTCCGTCAACTGGCTTACGGTACCGCTTGGCTTGACTGCGGTAATTGCGGCAGACTCCGGAATTTCCAGCAACGATGCAAACTCTTTATTTGCATCTTCCGAAATGGTTCTCAGGATGCCCAGCCACTGCTCTGCGTGTTTGATGCTGCCGGTGATCTTGTTGTCGTAAATGCCCGTCAACGATACACCCAACAGACGCTCTTCTTCGGTGTTGCGTTGCCAGACCTTGCGCAGGTATGGGAAGTGCGTAAACGTTGCCTGGATCGTGCCCAGAACAGACGCCAGGTACACCTTACGCTTGAGTGTGTCGAGGGTGTCGTCTGCACGGACCATGACCTCCGTCAAGTTACAGAACTGGTACGGGCGCAGGATAATCTCTGAACACGGGTTGGTGCCAAACTCGTAGTCTGGGTCGCGTTTGCCGTACTTGGCGACGACCTTCTTGGCAGCCTCACGGTTAAAAATACCGCGCTCACCGGAGTGGCTGTTGTAGAGCGACGTCCACTCTTCCAGGAAGGTGCCCACCGTTGGCTTAGAGTCATACACCGCGCTATTGTTGGCCAGCGCACGATGACCACTCAACTCCCACCAGTTGCCTGACTTCGCGTGACGGATGCGCTCGTCATTCAAGTCACTTAGGGAGATCATGGCCGAACGACGCACGCCACCCACCACAACCACCTCACCAATTTTGCACATGATGTCGTGGCACTCAAGTGTATTCAACTTGCGGCCCTTGGCGTTCTGGAACGTCTTGATCGTGAAGTGGAACAAGTCCTCCAGCGGCTCTGGGCCCGATGCGCGGCCACCAAACGTCTTCAATGGTGTGCCCGCTGCACGTACTTTGCTCACGTCCCATTTTGGGATCTCGCCCGCGTAGAGGTTGGCCAACATCAAACGGTAAGCCTTCGCCCAGCCCTCTTTGCTGTCGTGCACGGTGATGATGTGATCCGAGTTGAACAGCTTCTCTGGCACCTCTGGCAGCTTGTTGGTGTACTTAGACTCCACAGAAAACCCTACGCCTGTCCCACACAACAGGATAAACATCGCCTCATCAAACGACTTGACGTCGTCCACTGGCAAATACGAACAATTATAGATGCAGGTGTTGTCGCGATCCGCGGCCTTGCCCGCGGTCATCATCGCGCGCATTGAAGGCATAATCTCCTGCTTAACAATTGCCTCAAAAATTTCATTTTTTAATTCTACGTTTACTGCCAGCTTTTCATTCTTGCTGAATACATAGTCGACGTACCGTTGAACGGTCTCGTCCCAGTTTTCTCTACGGCCCATCTCTGGGAGGAATTTCGCATAACGACTTTTGTGGATGTATTCTTGGTATTGGTTCATATTATTTTAAATTTTAGGGGTTAAAAAAGGCCCATGTTTCCATGGGCCCCTACACTACCGGATAGCTTTACTACGTGTTACGTTTCTACTTCTTCCTTTGCCTGTGAATGCGCACGTTCATATATCAGTTGGATCGTGCTATTCACTTCAATAAACGGAAGTCGGCTTAACAACGTCAAAATATTGTTAATCTCCTCCGTTGTAAACTCAATCGTAATCATACTCTTCCTTACGCGGTAGCGAAGTCTTCTTCAGCAGAAGTGCCACCACCCAGACGATCACCATCGGCCAGCTTTTGCAGGTTACCCAGACCGCAGGCGATACCCTTGGAGCCGTTGGAGTTATACGGATAGAACGTCAGACTTGCACGCCCATAACAGCCACTATAAAACTCACTTGGGTCAATGATGTGATTCATCTCAGCATCAACAACGCCAGGTTTTTGCACAGAGTTTGCGTTGATAAAGAACGAGCCCTGATACGCCGCGTCGTCCTTCTCCGCGTCACCATCACGCAGACCGCCCTTCAATCCCTTTGGCACGGTGCCGCCAAAGTATGTACCGCTTGATGCTTTGACCTTCTCAAACGCCGCCGTCAACTTGGCGATTGTTTCCTTGTCATTCTTATCAATGATGATAGACACCGAATACTTGGGAGTCTTACCCTCTTCACTTGCAACTGGGGTAAACACGTTTGCGTAAGAAAAACGAACCTTACCGGTGACTACTTTTTCATTAACTTTTGCCATCTTGGCCTCCTGATTTACTATTTCTATGGCACTTGATTCGGGCGGCCATAAAAAACCCGTACAGATAATAACCCATATTCCGCATTATGAAAACTCTGCGACTATCTTGCTCTCCACCAGTTTAGGTTCCCCCTCTGGTTTAAAGATCAAGTCCCCCAACACCCCGGCCAACTTCTCCTTACCGGCGATCTTTTCCAATTGTGCCACAGTTTTTAACTCTGGTGCCTCAACTATTTCATCCTCTGGAAAACCTTGTTTAATTAGCAACATTTTAGCGCGCTCTGGATCGCTGATCTTGCGTTTTGTATTTGTGCTCCCGAGTGCGTACCCCGCTGGAGGTTTGCCGTCCTTGGCCTGCGCGAGCAGGTGTTCCTCGACGTCACTGATCCAGCTTTTAATTAGCGTCGACCGCTTGAACGC